GAAAATGAGAAAGATTAGAACGTGTAAGGGTTCCCGGATGAACACTGGTAGTTCTGCTTGTAGCATTGACTGGAAAAAAGTCAAAGGTGCTATCTTGACAGAACATGGCGTCAAACTCCCTGCTGATATAACAGGTGAGAAGTTGCTCGAATTGTGCCATGCAGACCGTCCCGGGCGTATTTACCCTATTTTGCCATTTCTGGAGTATGCCAAGAATGGTGGAGAGCCCCAAGTTAATGCTGTAGGGTACGGTGCAAGTGAATACAACGGGCTTAGCGCTCAAACAGACACCTTCACTTTGAAGAAATTTGATGAGGTTTTGAATGCCCAGCTTCTGAAATGTGCCAATAAAGGATGGGACGTTTACTTTTGGAATCAGGATAATATGTTAATCGGTTATAATGATGACACTGATATCCTTGCCGGTATTCCGATGTCTACTGTTTACCCGACCGTGACACAGTACCCGACCAGTAGTGCTAAGTCTGCGATGACTGTTAGTTTTTCACATGAAGATGTGGAAGACAGCCAATTGCACTTTGACTACGTGCAGTTAGACTTCAATCCCAAGAATTTCGTTAAAGGCTTGGTTGATGTTGTGTTTCAAAAGTTGGAGGCCGAAAATACTTACAAAATAGTTGAAGTTGTTGGTGGTTATGACCGTACAGAAGAATTTGGCAGTCTTATTGCTGATGGTGCTGCTGAAGTTATGAATAACGTAACTTCTGCTACATATTCGGATGGTATCATTACCATTGTTCCTAAAGCCGGGGCGGTTCCTTCGTTGAAAGCTCCTTCTGTATTGTATGAAAAAGGAATTAGAGGTATCGAGCAGGTGTCATGAAGGTAGATAATGTTACGTTCGTCGAGGTTGCTGTGAAGGGCATGACGAAGGAAGAGTTTATTAATGCACACATTAAAGTCGTGTGGCAGGAACTGAAGGAAGCTGACCGCAAGAAGAAGCTCTCGGAAGTGTACGATGCGATAACTAAGTAACCGACGGGCTGGGGTGTGATTACAGCCCGGCCCGTTATATTTTTACTGTATGGCAGATTTTGATGAATTACATAGAGTTATTCATTCCATTGCATCCGGGTTTGAAGAGGAATGTATTAGGTGTATGGAAGAACATAAGAATGTGCTCGTTGATTGCATTCAGGAGCAATTATATTCCGGTCTGGACGGTACTGAACATCTATTGAATCCTGATTATGATACTGACACCTATTTTAACGAGCCCGGTCCCTGGCAGAACCGTGCGGAACAATATAAACGATGGAAGGAGAGGATAACTCCACCTCTTAGAAGTGAGATGCTTTATTTGCCACCGCGTCCGGTTGAGGTACCTAACCTCTTTATTACTGGTACTTTCTATGATAGCATAACTGCCGATAGAATTGATTCCGGGCTTCGATTCTCAACGAAAGGATTTACGGACGGTAGTTCTATTGAGAAGAAATACGGTGAGCAGATTTTAGGCATTGGTGATACAGCTAAAGAGTACTTTAATATTATGTATCTCCGTCCCTGGATGGAACGTTTCTTTTCAGAATGTGGATATCGGTAGAAAATGGCTTGTAGTTGCGAAATAAAAAAGATGCAGAGTGAACTGGAACGTATCAGTGATCTGGCAAAGAAAGCAGCTGTCTTGGATGGTTGCATGTATGTCGTTTATCAGAAAGAAGATGGTACCTATGCTTTTGATAAACTAGGAGTTGAGATAAAAGGAAAGATTGTTGAATATAGACATTACCTGTAATTATGGCAGATTTAAAATTAAAAGATTTCGTTGATGAGAGCGATTTGCAGAAATTGGTGGAGCTTGATAATACTATTGAGCGTGTGAGGGCTGATTATGCTAATGCGGCCAAAGAATTAGCAAAAGGTTTGAAACTAAATGTAGAAGGCGTTGCTGATCTTGAAAAGTTGAGTAATCTTTATAATACCCAAGCAAAAACGGCTGGTTCTGCATCTGCTGAATTAACCGAAGCCCTTAGAAGACAGTCTGAAATAACTCAAACTGTCAGTAAGAAGATAGAGGAAAAGCTAAATGTAGAGAAATTATCTGCTGCTGAACTGAAGAAACTAACCAAAGCAAACTCGGATAATGCTGTGTCCTTGGAAAAGGCTGCTAAAGCAGAAGCTAACTTGACAAAAGCGCAGAATGCCGGTAATGCTACTCGTAAGAAAGCTGTTCTATCTGAAGAAGAACGTTTGAAACTTATCAGAACTGCTATTATCTTGACTAATCAGGAAGTACATAGCCGTTCACAAGCAAAGGAAATGAATAAGCAGCTGCAAAAGGCTGTTGATGTTTTGAAAGATACGGATGAAAACTATATTCGTACACTTGCCCGTCTTAATTCTACTATTGGAATCAACACTGATTACATAAAGCGAAATTCCGATCGATATAGTCAACAGAAAATGACAATTGGTGCATACCGGGAAGAAGTAAAGGCTGCATGGGTTGAGATACAGAACGGTAATAAGTCCATGCAGAATATGGGTATTATTGCCCGGAATGCAGGAAGGATGCTTAAAACGGAGATGGCTCCTGGGCTAAGCCAAGTTAGTGCAGGATTGAAAGGATGGGCTGCTGGATATATTGGTGCACAAGCTGTTGTTGGAGGGATTGTTAAGATGTTTACGCAGCTGCGTGAAGGCGTTGGTTCCATTGTTGAATTTGAATTTGCTAATAGCAAACTTGCAGCGATTTTAGGTACGACGGCTGACAATATCAAAGAATTAACCACTGATGCGCGTCAATTAGGAGCAACAACGAAATATACAGCTGCACAAGCTACTGAACTACAAATAGAATTAGCCAAATTAGGTTTTACACGTCGTGAAATATTAGATTCGACAGGTGCCATATTACGATTCGCACAAGCAACTGGAGCTGAACTTTCGGATGCAGCCGCATTGTCTGGTGCTGCATTGAGAATGTTTAATGCTAGCACTAAAGAAACAGAACGTTATGTATCTGCTATGGCTGTTGCTACATCAAAGAGTGCCTTATCTTTTTCTTACCTAGCTACCGCCTTGCCTATTGTTGGTCCAGTTGCAAAGGCATTCAATTTCCAAATAGAAGATACTTTGGCATTGTTAGGAAAGCTTGCAGATGCAGGTTTTGATGCTTCAATGTCTGCAACAGCCACTCGTAATATTTTGTTGAATTTGGCTGATGGCAATGGCAAATTAGCTAAAGCACTTGGAGAACCTGTAAAAACATTGCCTGAGTTGGTTGCTGGTTTAAAGAAACTGAAAGAACAAGGTGTAGATTTGAATACAACTTTAGAATTAACAGATAAACGGAGTGTCGCCGCTTTCAATGCTTTTCTTACAGCTTCTGATAAAATTGTTCCATTGAGGGACCAAATTACAGGCGTGGATAAAGAACTAGCAGATATGGCAGATACCATGAGTAACAATGTTAAAGGTTCTATTGCGGGACTTTCTTCTGCGTGGGAAGCATTTATGTTATCCTTCTATGATTCCAAGGGTATAATGAAGGATGTCCTGGATTTTCTGGCAAGAGGGTTGAGGAATGTTGCTACACAGCTGAAGGGGTATTCTGAATTACAAGATGAAGCAGACAATAAGGCTGTTGCCTTTGCACAGAAAGAGATGATGAAATCTGATATTTTGGAGAAGAATGCTAGAAATATGCAGAGGTTGTATAAAGAATATATAAATTCAGGAATGTCTGCTGATGAGGCGGCCAAAAAGGCTAAAGAGGATTATATTGAAACATTGAAGTCTCGTTTGGAATATGAAAATAGTGATTATCAATTAGCTATAGATAATCGTAAGAAATTGGAAGGAGAATTGAAAGACAGGGGATTCTTTACAATTCTGACCTCATGGAGACGCACAAATAATGTCATTAAAGATGAGATCGATGTTGCAACTAAAGCTGCTGCAGGTAAGAAGGCTATTTCATCAATAACAGAATCTCTTATTGAACAACTTGATACCATTGATTTGAAAGAGAATGGTGGTACAAAGGGGAATTCAGTAAAGGTACTTACTGATAAAGAAAAACGTGAACAGGAAAAAGCTCTCAAAGAGAAGCTGAAAATTCATGAAACTTATCAGGAGTCAGAACTAGCTCTTATGGATGAGGGACTGGAGAAAGAACTTGCTAAAATTGGTGTTGCTTACTCGAAGAAGATTGCTGCCGTCAAGGGTAATAGCAAAGAGGAAATTGCTACACGTCAGAATTTAGCTAAGGAAATGCAGGAAAAGCTAGATGAGTTTACTATTAAGTATAATTCTGATCGTGAGAAGAAGGATGTTGAGAACGCTCTTGCTGTTGTAAAAAAGGGGTCCCAGGAAGAACTTGATTTGAAATTGCACCAGTTGGAATTGCAACGTGAAGCAGAAATTGATGCAGCAGAGAAAACAGGTGAAGATGTTTTTCTCATTGACGACAAATATGCAAAAAAGAAACAAGAACTTTACGAAAGACATGCATCCGATCAGGTGCTATTAATAGCAGAGAATGCAGCGCATGAGCAGGAAATCCGGGATGCTGCATATGTTATGGATACGCTTGCTCTTAAAAAACAGTTAGCTTCTAAGGAAATAACCCAGCAAGAGTATGCAGAACTTGAGTATCAGTTAAAATTAGATTATGTACGTAAAACAACCGAAGCTGCAATTGATGCGTTGGAGTTGGAACTTCGAAACGAAAATTTGAGTGCAGAGGATAGGGCAAAGATTGCAGAGCAGTTACAGAAATTGAAAGCGGACCTTTCCCAGCAAGAAGCAGAAGCGGAAATAGATGCTATCAATAAAGTTACTAAAGCGGATGAGAAAGCACAGAAAGAACGTCAGAGGAATCTGAAAAAATGGCTTCAAACTGCATCTCAAGCAGTGGGTGCTATTGGTGATCTAGTCTCTACTATTTATGATGGTCAGATTCAGAAAATAGAAGAAGAGCAGGAAGCTAATGATGAGAAATATGATAAGGATGTAGAACGAATACAGAATCTAGCTGATTCGGGAGCAATCTCCGAAGAAGAAGCAGAAGCTCGTAAGCGTGCGGCCAAGGAAAGAACTGAAGCTAAGAATGCTGAACTTGAAAAACAAAAACAAGAAATGGCACGTAAACAAGCCATTTGGGAAAAGGCGACTAGTGTCGCTCAAGCTGGAATAGCCACTGCACTGGCAATAACTGAAGCTTTACCGAATATTCCTTTATCTATTGTTATTGGTGCCATGGGAGCAATTCAGGTTGCAACTATTCTTGCAACTCCTATTCCTTCCTATGCAGACGGTACTCAAGGTAATGATAGGCATCCCGGCGGTGCCGCTTTAGTTGGTGATGCCGGTAAACATGAAGTTATCATGTATTCTGGAAAAGCATGGATTACTCCTGATACTCCAACTTTAGTTGATATTCCTAAAGGTGCGCAAGTCTTTCCTGATGTTGATAAGGTAGATATCTCTAATTTTGATATGCCAGATTGGGACTTTCCTACATTTTCACCGACATATTTTGCATCTTCTTCCGGTGATACCATTGTTTTCAATGATTATTCCCGATTAGAAAAAAGGGTTGATAGAACAAATTTCCTTTTGATGAAGAGTCTTAAAATGCAGCGTCAGGATGCTTCTAACCGTGAATTTGAACTGTATAAGTTATCTAAACTGAAATAGTCATGATTGAAAGATTAAATCAAATAACATTGAATGATTTCATTGAGCTTTCATGCGGAAACTATGTTTGTTTGCTTTCGGACTGCAAATCTATGTCCGAAAGCACGCTTAAAGAAATAGCGTCTAAATTACTTGTCGAATACAGAAGTATTGTTAATCCTTCAAATATGAAGGCTATGGTAATGGACAAAGAGGATATGCTGAAGGAACGTGCCAAACTATTGAGTCTTCGTATTTGTCAGGCTCTTGTTTCTCTTGGCTTTTATGATGATGTTCGTCAGGTATTGGGGCAACTAAATGTAGATACCCGAAATATGAGTGATGAACAAGTAATATCGAAGATTGATTATTTACTTCATTCTGCAATTTTTGAGCAAAAACGGAATGAGGAAAGACGCAGTGAGGAACATAAAGGAAGTAAGGCTACTCCTGAACAGATTCGTTCTTCTTTTGATGCTGAGATTGCTTTTCTAATGACATTTTTTAAAATGAGTATTGATTCTCGTGTAATTAATGCTGCTGTCTACGCAAATATCGTTCATCAAGCTGATGTTGAAATATCGATTAGGAAAAGAAGCACATGATAATATCGGTATTACATATATGCTGTAATTCGATTAATTTTTAATTAAAGCGAATTATTTCATACAGTCGTTTGTACATCTCCTTTAGAATCACAAACGACTTTTTTATGAATAGAAAAAACAGCATCCATTGTATAAATAGGCGTTTATACAATGTTTTATTGTCAGAATTACGTACATTAGAGACGAAGTGTAATCGGATAACAGCAGAAGTGTCCGAGGTAAAAAAAATGATTGCCTTATTGCCCCCCGATATAGGCACTCTTATTAGTTCAATCGAGCGTTCTGCTAAGGAAATGCACGAACAAAGTATCATGCACCGGAAATATGTGGAAAGGTGCATTAATGGCGAACCGAAGATACACCTAATAAGGAGGGCTGACAATGGACTTTGAAAAGGAATTATCAGAAATATATCCTTGGATATTAAAGGTGGCAAGAAAATTCTGCTGTTCCATGCAAGATGCTGAAGACTTAGCCGGTGATACAGTTTATAAGCTACTTGTGAATCGTGATAAATTTGATTGTTCTAAACCACTTCAACCGTGGTGCCTTATTATAATGAGGAATACTTATATAATAAGATACAATAGAAATTCCCTTATACATTTTACAGGGCTTGATATGGTAGACGGAAGTGCCATTTCTAACTGTACAGCTCATTCAATACTGTTTGATGATTTGGTTTCCACAATACAACGGTGTGCTAAAAAATCCCGTTGTATTGATAGTGTGATGTATTATGCTAGTGGGTATTCTTATGATGAGATAAGTGAAATCCTGAACATTCCTGTCGGAACTGTAAGAAGTCGTATTTCTTCTGCTCGGAAGTTTATACTTCAGGAGATTTCCTATTAGAGTTAAATAAGGTTTTAATTCGATTTCAGAAGAAAAAAAACTTTTGAAAAAGTTATGCTATTACATAACTTTTGACTATATTTGCAATACCAAATAACATAAAAGTCAAACCAAAAAAAGTGAATTATGGAAACAAAGTCTAATTTTAGAGCCAGAGTGATGAAGTATGCTCATCACCTCCTTTCAACAACAAAAAAGAGTTGGAAATATTGTCTGCTAAAAGCGTGGGAGCTTTACAGACTTGCTAAAAGAATGAGAAGCGGTGAAGTTAAATTCGCCTATGAGAAAGTGAATGGCAGTATTCGCTATGCTATCGGTACTCTTAAAAATGTGCCTGCAGGTGCAACAAATAAGGGTAAACGTATGACAAAGCCTTCTTATAAAACTTTCTCTTACTTCGATGTTGATAAGCAGGAGTTTAGAAGCTTCAAAATTGAGAACCTTGTAACCGTGTATTGATATGACTTCATTAGAATACTACTCAAAGAGAAAAGAGGATAGCAGGCAAGAGCTTGCTACCCTCATAGCACAGGCTAATCAGTTCATCGGTGATACACATAACAGCCTCAACACCCATACTAATCAAGGGAGTAATATTGCCAATATAAAAATGCTTTCTCAACAATTACAGCAGCTAACAAGCCGTATTGAACTGGAAAAGCAAAAGGGAGATATGCTTGAAAGTATCTGTTTGACATTAACCACAGAAGGGTAAGCATATGAAAGCCACTTTGTTAAAAGTTACCGGAGAAACAGTTGAGATTTCTCCGGTGAATGGGAACTGCTTTACCCTAAATGAAGCGCAGAGTTTAGTAAATGGCTATGTTCAAGTCATTGATATTTGCCCTAATAAAATAATGATAATGAATGAGGAGGGTAAATTCCACTTTGAGTTGAATGTTGAGGCTACCCGGATTGCATTAATGAATAGTGCTATTTTTCCCGATGATTATATAGCCGGTGACGCTATTGTGTGTGATGATACTATGTTCTAACCCTTTAATTTCAGAAAATATGAAAACAATTTATAGAGTAGAATCACCAACCGGTGAAGTTCGTGTATTGGAAGTGTCTCGCAATGAGACTGGATATAATGTTTACATAGATGATTCAAACATCTGTGAGAGCATTACTGAAGAAGAACTTACAGAAGCATTAGAGAACCCCAATTTTTAAATATGAATCAGAGTTTTCCATTTTGGAAACAACTAATAACAGAATAGATGAGTAATAGTATTGCAGCCAATGATATCATTCAAAATATTGACGATCTGTTAGCTGAATATCCGGTTGATGAATGTATTAGCATCTTACAGGAAGTGGTAAAGCAGATAGATGTGCGTATTAAGGATTTTAGTGAACATATATAATAATAAAGATATGAATAATATATTTACAATTTGCTATTCAGAAGAAGAAGCTAACGAAATTGGACATTTCATAATGCGAAAAGGCTATGAAGGTGTTCAAAATGATAGTTACAGATATTGCCGTGAAGCAATTTGGTGGGCTTTTAAAGAAACTAAAAGACATCATTCGTGTTTCATATATGTTGGCGTTAGAGATTGTCAAATGATTGTGTCCAGGACTAAAAGGGGGCTTCGCAGGAACGGACTTAAATACATTGAGAAGAAACGAATGTTTTACAACTTATTGAGTAGGTATTAAGTTAATAAAAACAAAGAAATGTAACAGTTTTAAATATGACAAGAAGAAAGAAATCATGCACTGATTGCGAGTTTTGCAACGATGCTGAACCTGTTGATGGATTACGATATTTCTGTGACAAGAAAAATATATATTTCGATCCATACAAAACAATCACCTGTCGTCTTTTTCGGCAAGTAAGTTCCTCTGTGTTGAGGATACGCGCTCGATGGGCAGCAATGCAGCTTGCGAAAAAGAAAGCTGCTGAAGAAAAAGAGCGGCAACTCGCACTAATGCTCACACTGCCATACTGGCTTCATGTTGGGGCAGAGTTCATAGAAACTTGTTCTGGTTATGAAGGAGTAATCACAGACATTGACCCGACACGTGAAGATGGCATAATTTACCGACCGACTAATCGACCGGGGTGGGATGGCATTGATGGATATGATACCGCTGATAGTATTATAGAACGTACTGAACGCGGTATGTTGATATTTCGAAATTATACTCCCGAACCGTTAAAAGACGGATTCCGATGGTCTGATATTGAATGGGATTCGGGGCAAATAATCTATTCAGAACAACGCCCGGATGGTAGAACGGATGAGTACTTAAAAGAAAGATACGAAGTGGTAAAGCCTGAATGGATATAGGTTTTTTAGTATGTTTGAAAAGGAGTAATTAAAGATAGAAATGAATAAAAAAGTAATATTGCCATGCCCATTTTGTGGTGAAATACCAGTGTTAGAACGTCAATATTTACCTGCATCACTCTGTTTATCATGTAAGAATGATAATTGCTATGTAAATCCTGCTATAGAGATTACTGTATTTTGCAAGAAAAATAGCGACGGTTTTACGTTTGCGCCTCAATTTGAGCAGCATGAAAATGAAATTATTGAAAAATGGAATAAAAGAAACGTTTAAAGAATAGAAAGGAAATAAATTATGATATTCATATATAGAATAATTGCAGATAACTCTATTGTAATAATGCCTGGCATATCTTCTGTTGATGCCCATAGTAAACTGACAACGGCATTGAATATGGTAGATAGTGATTTTTATTTGGTGGGTATGTTATTTCAAGGTATTATTATTAAAGGTGATTTTCAAACTCAATATTTATGATGAAAACTTTTGCGGAAAGATATAAAGAAAGTATCGTGAATCTTTCAAAGGAAGAATTGATACAACAAAGGGACATTATACTAAATCATATTGAAGCCCAACGTGAACGTTTGCATATTGTCAGTAACGAGAAAAAAGTACATGATATTCGAGTGGCTATTAAAAGGGCTAATATTAAGCTTCGGGAAATAGATAGCTTACTGAAGAACCTGTGTTCTTCTGAAGATAGTTCTATATATCATTTATTGGATAGTCGGATATCCAGATTTATAAATGAAATTGTTGAAGATCCTAATTTTGTTATTCCTAATTGGTCTAAGTATATACTTCTGTCTGGAACAGCAGAGGAAGTCTGTGAGAGTGCAAATAATGGTGAATATGGTGAATTGTGTGTTGTCGCTGATTCTAAAGGTCAAATTATGTGGGAGTGGAATGGGGACAATGGATGGTGTATGTCTGATTAAATATTGTTTCTCCTAAAAATAATTATAATAGAGATTGAATTTGTATCTATTTTGAGACTAATTATCATTTAGGAATTATATATTTGCATCTTAAATAAAGGAGAATTTATGAAAAAGAAATTAGTTTGTGATAATGATGCCAATTTAAGAAAAACTCTTGCTCCAAAAGTGAAGAGAAATTTTCGTGTACGAAAAGAACAGTTTTCCTTTAGCTAAAGATATCGTTATACATATTAATTATTCAGATAAAGTGATAGATTAAAAATGAATCTTTATATTCTATATTTATGTTTAGAGAAGCAATACTCGAGGCTCTAAAAAAGAGAGGAATTACACAGGTAGAACTTGCTAACCATTTAGGGATAAACAAAAGCCCCTTGAATGCTTTTTTGAAAGGAAAAGGTAAAATTAGTATGGAGAACATTGAAAAGTCCTTTTTATTCCTTGGTATAGATATTGTTTTGAAAAACAGATAGTTATATTGCATTTTAGCAAAGCATGATTTTCAAGAATTTAGCCAATCGGGAAACCGGTTGGCTTTTTCTATATATTTGCTCGTGAACGTTCAAAAGGAGTTAAAATGCTTTGTAAATATGTACTTACCGTTGATAGTATTTCTTATGATATTCCCAAATCTTGTATTCAGAATTGGGATGAAATAAAGTTTTCCCGTAAACGCTCCGGACTTGAAGGAATAACTAGAACCTTTACTTCAAAATTCCAGTTTGTGGGAGAAGCCTATGATCTCATATTGGAGGAGTATTTGAGCAAATACCTGGCTTCTAATGCTAGTATCACTGTTTATACTATAACTAATTCTCATACTTATGAAGAATTCTTCAGTTGCCGACTGGATTTCGGTTCATTGACCTATGATGGAAATACTGTTTCTATTAATTCGATAGATGATAGTGTCGCTAATATCATAAAGGCTAACAAAGGAACGCAGTACGAATATTCGGTAGATGAGATAAAAGATGTATATCAGCTTTATTATGATTCTGTAAGTATGAATTATAGTCAACCGCATACATTAGGTGGTAATACTGTAGAAAATGATGCTTCTTTGCAATATATTGTAATTGACAAAGGAATATATGTAGAAGCTATAACATATTCGCTTCCCTTATATATTTCAGGTGGTGAACTTCCGTCACGGGATTCACCTCTTGAGTTTTATGATGCACCACAGGAATCGAAAGATGATCCAAATGTATTTGTTAAAGCCTTGTCCGACATTGATATAGTATTGAATTTTAGTTTTGAATACTATATCAGTTATAGTGATGCGTATACAACTAAAGCTGAAATTGTTCTAGGTGGGCGTTACGAAGATGGTCGTTTAGTCGAGTTGAAAAGATGGGGGTATAATAAGGGGGATGTTACTCCAAGTAATCTGAATGAATCCATCAAGATTCATCTGACTAAAGGGCAGGCTTTATTTTTTGATTTGAAGGTAACATTTAACAGAGTTAATGCTTCTACTGGCAATATTTATTTTCGTAATTTCAAATTTGAGACACGCTTTACTTCTCGAGCTAACCCTATCTATGTGGATGCAATAAGACCTATTGATGTGTTAAACCGATTGCTTAAAAGCATGAATGGTGGAAATGAAGGTATCTATGGTGAAATAGCTTCAGGTGTTGATGAAAGGTTAGATAATTGCGTGATATTAGCTGCTGAAAGTATTCGTGGAATCCCCCAAGCTAAGCTATATACTTCTTATACAAAGTTTAAAAACTGGATGGAAACAGTTTTTGGCTTTGTGCCTGTGATCAATGGTGTCACTGTTTTTTTTAAACACCGGGACAAATTGTTTAGTGATAACAATGTAAAGGATTTAAACAGCAGCTTTTCTAGTTTTGAGTATAAGGTTGATTCATCAAGAATATATTCTTTGGTTAGGGTAGGATATGATAAACAGGACTATGAAAGTATGAATGGTCGTGACGAATTCCGATTTACTACTGAATATACTACTGGCATTGATATAACTGATAATGTATTAGAGTTGATTAGCCCTTACCGTGCTGATGTTTATGGAATTGAATTCTTATCGCAAAAGAGAGGCCAAGATACAACGGATAGTGAAAGTGACAATGATGTGTTTTTTGTTTGTGCCAGTACTACATTACATGATAATGGCGGAGTACAAACATATAAAGAGTATAGGCTTATAAGGAGCGGTTGGGAAATAAGTGGTGTACTTGATCCTGAAACGATGTTTAATACCATGTATTGGCAAGGAGGCATATTGCAAGCAAATGCCGGCTATATTGGTATGTTCACTAAAAAACTATCTTATTCTTCTTCTGACGGTAATAGTGATGTTGTTGTCAATGGTATAGGAATGAAAGATGATTTTAACGTTGAAAGTGGTATTATAACTTGTGGAGATGTTTCATTCACAACTTATAATGAAGATATTCCACCAACAGATGATGAAACGATTAAAATCTTAAAAGATGATCTAGTTTACGAGGGCTACATCAAAGAGGTGAGTAGTACAGTTGAGAGAAACGAGGGAGTGAAGTATGATTTATTTGTCCGTTCAATAACAAAAGCCTAGAAATATGATTATAAGCCCGTTTACCCCACTGTTTTTTTCTCCGTCTACCGATAAATTTGGAGCGAAGAGTAAATATGTGCAATTATTCGCACGTACAGACAGGATTTTTGTTGAATTGATTTTGACAGCCAAAGAGCAGGAGCCTATAGTTTACATTAATAATCTTTTAAGTAATATATCTACACCTGTATCATTAAGCTCATGGAAGATGAATGATGATAAGATTCTTTATTTCTATAACATTTCATTGCTTCCATGTGGATACTATACTGTAACAGTTAATGGGAATACGAGTGAGATTTTTAAAGTTACGGACGATGAATGTGAGTTATCAGAAACCAGCCTTATTCAGTATTCAATGAAAGATAATAAGCAGCGTCTTGATGCTGTCTGGTGGATAGATGGGATGCAATACTTTTTTGATTTTCGCGTTCCTGGTGGTTTCAAAGATAACGGATGGACGTTCGGTGTGGATAATGAGCAGTTCGTGACCTCTGATGAGGATATTGTTGAGCTATTCAGCCACGAATATACAACAGTATTATTCACGCTTGGAAATGGGATGGGATGCCCTGTGTGGTTTGCTGAATTATTGAATCGTGTCTTATGCTGTAATTACGTCTACTTTGATGGTGTTCGATATACCAGAAAGGAAAGTAATGTTCCGGAACTTAACCAGCAAATAGAGGGATTGAAGAGTTTTGTGTTCAATCAAATGTTACAGAAGGTAAGAACGATGAATCCAGTTTTGGAATGGAATAACCAGCTTGCTATGAGGTGTGTACAAAGCGGTGCTTATAGGATAGCAGATGATGAAGGAATGCGTAGTATCAAGTATGGTTCAGAAAGTGAGGTTGCAGAGGTCGGAGCATATATCAATATGACTAAGGCTATTCCTAATACTGGAGTTTCTATTAATAGTGATACTATGGTTACTGTCAACAGTATTCATCACCCAGGTGTTGATGAAAATTCATATTGGGATTTGATTGCAATCAAGACGACTGACATAGATAACAAGTATATTGGTAGAAGAGGTTACGGTAAACTTACAGTTAATGGACTGGATAGACTAAAGAACGATTTGGACAACGGTTCGATAAATTTGCGTGCTGTACTATATAAAGGAGATTCGTATACTAACCTCATTGAAGGGAATGTAATCAGTAGGGATGGTGTATGTGTCTTGAAAGGTATTAACGGTGGAGATATTGGTGCTCTGAAGGAGTTCCAACTTTATCTTGATAATGTCTATGATTGCGACATAGATAATCTTGGTATGACCATTGAGCTTGTATGGGTATATGAAAATGATTAAAAAAGAGAATTATGACAGAAACAGAAAAACAACAGATTATTAGCCTTGTGTTACAAGCGTTGAAGACAAACAGTCTTACAATAGAGCAACTGACTGATACAACAGAGCTATCCAAAGATATGTACGTTGAAGTTAGTGGCGGTCGGAAAATATCTATTGATTTGCTTTCAAGTACCATTGCTAAAATGGTGAATGGTGATTTTGATGCATTAGTGGAGAATGTCAATAAGATTGCAAAAGATTTATCGGATGGAGACGCCGAGTTATTGAAACGTATAACAGGAGTGTCTGATAAATCCAATCCTTTGACTGACCCATTTAAAAGTATTGGCTCTTTTACTACTATTGGTAGCTTTAAAGATAAATTAAAAACAATGTATTCCGGGGATTCTTCTATTGGGAATTATCGGTGTATTTTGTCTGTTGATTCGTCTAAGATTCCTGTAAATATACAAATTGAACGGTTGGAGCTTAATAAGGTTTGTCAATCATTCACTTCGTGTATACAACTGGCTACCATGTCAGACAATGCCGAAGGTGTATATTTAGGTACAGTTTGTACAAACTCACGAATAGGTATTGTTTCCAATGAGAGTGTTACATGGGGCAAATGGACCTCTGTAATAAATGACTTTGAGGAAAGGATAGGAAAAGCGAACGGTATCGCTCCTTTGAACGAAGAAAGTAAAGTTCCTTCTGAATGTCTGCCTGAACCGTTGTCTCTTGGGGAAGGTGAAGAAGAAGCTTTCCCCGGCAACCGTGGAAAGTCTTTGGAAGATACAATGAAAAATATCCCTTCCGATATAATCAAACCGGGTTCTTTCTCCGTCCTGTCTGACGCTTCCTATCTCAATGTGTATTTTAAGAAAGTGTCCAAAACAACCGGTAAAGAAACGGATGACAGCTTCCGTCTGCCTTCTGCTACCCTTGAACAAGCCGGCCTTTTGTCCGCCGAGGATAAGCAAGCCCTTGAGGATATGAAGAGCGGCACGCCCGCTGACGATGTAACACACCCCATCGTCATTGTTGATGAGATCCGCCCATTGAAAGACGGCTACTATACCCTTGAAACCGCTATTGCCGCCATTGTCTCCTATCAACAGGAATCTGGCGTCAAATATGAGCGAACGGGTCTCATCATTACTTACAAAACAGGCGAGTATGAAATGGAAACCCGGCAGTTCCAGGGTGCTGTGTCCGATTTTGCGACCCCTTCTCTTTGGAAACCCTTCGGGAATGGTGGTGGCGGTTCCGTTTTTGAAACTTCCGATGAACCGGCGGAAGGGGGAAAGGACGCCTTTTCAACTGGTGGCGCCTATGCCTATGTTCCGGCTAACCTCGACGTAAACGTGGAAACAGAAGGCATTGTAAAACTTCAGATGAAGAACGCTGCCGGTGAAACCCTTGGCGATGAAGTGCAGTTCGCTATCGGCACGGGTGGCGGCGGTCAGACTGGTGGTACCATTGTTGCCATTGCTTTCCAGTCGACACCTGTCTATGGCTCTTACGGCTCCACGCTACGAACCTTTGCCGCCATTCGTTCCGTGACCTCGAACGGTGTCGAATCCTCTGACAACCTGATTGAGAAACTGGAACTCGTAGACCGTGAAAGCGGGCTTACCGTCTGGACTGAAACCGTCAACAAAGCATCTTCCGGTGACATGAAGGACTTCTCCTTTGAACTGGACTTCACCACATACTTTACGGCTGCCGGTACTCGGAAATTCAAGCTGATAGCCACTGACGAAAGCGGCAACACCGGTTCCAAGAATGTCAATGTAACAGCTGTTGATATTACCTGTACCTGTGTGCAGGTGCTCAACTATACCCCTGAAACTCTGCTTACTCCGACAACTGAAAGTTTCAGCCTTCCACTCTATAAGTTCGGAAACAACACCTCTGATAAAGGTATCAGTGCCCAGGTTGACATCAAGATTAATGGTGAATGGCAATCCCTGTCTACCACCGTTGTAAATGACAACTACTCGCACTCCGTTGTAATCCGCCCTGCTTCCCTCGGCCTAGAACACGGTACCTATCCCTTGCGCATCCAAGGAACGGATGTCGCATCCGGAGTGAAAGGAAATGTCATCTACACGGCTGTCATGGTAATTGACCCGAATAGTTCCACACCTCTTGTCGCCTTGAGATACGATGATAAAAACGGTGGAGTAGTCCGACTGTACGAAACCGTAGAACTTGATGTTGCCTGTTATGACCCGTTGGAAATGACTTCACCCGTCAGCGTGAAAGCCAATAACGTGCAGGTAACACAAATTGCTGCCAGTCGTAACAAAACCTATCAGGTCAAACAACAACTGCAGGGCTACAAGGCTGACGGCACCGATACGGTCAACTATACTGCCGTATGCAAGGACGTGACTAGCGAACCTGTCCGGGTGACAGTTAGCGGTTCCGCCATTGACGCCGCCATAAAAGAAGGCGCCATCTATAACTTTGACTTCTCATCCCGTACCAATCAGGAAACTGACCATAGCATTGTCAGCGGTAATTATGAAATGAAAGTGGACGGTGCCAACTGGACTACCAACGGTTTTGGCACATTCTTGGGTGAGAACTGCCTTCGCGTAGCCGAGAATGTGGGCGTGTCATTAAACCATGCCCCGTTTGCCGGCTCGTCCATCGAATCCAACGGTGCCGCCATCCAGTTCGCTTTCGCTTCCAAGAACGTGACCGATGATGATGCCCTGCTCCTTAGCTGCTATGACGAAACGTCCGGTGCCGGCTTCTATGTCACCGGCCGGGTGGTCGGCATCTTCTGTAACAATGGCGTTTCCCGTCGTGAAGAACGCGCCTATCGACAGGGTGAAAAGATAACCGTAGCCGTGGTTGTTGAACCTGCAAGCAACTACGTTGAACGTGACGGCACACGGTATTCCATGATGAAACTCTTCCTCAGCGGTGAGGAAGTCGCCTGCCTTGGTTATGTTCCGGGCGGCGGCTCCCTGATTCAGACCAAGTATATAACGATGGATGGCAAACTGGGTGATTTGTATCTTTATTACATGATGGCCTGGAACTCCTATATGGAATGGGCACAGGCGTTCAAGAACTACCTTGTCCGTCTGACCGATACAGAGGTAATGGTGAAGGAATACGCCTTTGAGGACATCCTTAAAAGCCAGACAGCCGAGGGTAGTACCCAAAGCCGCCCGTCGGCTGCCGAAATCTATTCACGCGGTATGCCTTACATTGTCGAATGCCCCTATGAAGGCTCCGATATAGAAGCACTGGACGGCACCACTTCCACCAGTACGAAGATATACATCACGCTCTATTACTTTGACCCCGAACGCCCGTGGCGTAACTTCAAGGCCGTGAGTGTCCAAACCCGCAACCAGGGAACCACCTCTGCCAAACGCCCGGTAAAGAATAAACGCTACTACCTCGCCAAGAGCAAAGGCAAAAACAAGGACACTCGAATCATATTACTTAATCCGGACGATACGACGGAGGAAGGACGCCGTGCAATAGCCTTGGCTGCCATCAACAAAGTACAGGTCGGTGATAATACAATCCCGGTCGATGTCATTACCGTAAAAGTCGATTACTCCGATTCCGGTAATGCGAACGACTGCGGCGCCTGTGAAATGATGAACGTTACATACCGTGCCTTAGGTGGTAACTATATGACACCTGTCCAACGTGCATTTGACGGAACATTTGACAGCGGTGACTTGCATATCGAAGACTTGCAGATGAACCACTCTACCGCCAATCACCCGGTAGCCACCTATCGGTGTAAGGATGACAGCCTGCAAAACGTCTATTTCCATGCCAAAGGCAACTGGAAAGAAGACAAAGGGGAACAGTTCGCCCTCGGCTTCAAAGATACCCCCGGCTATAACAAAGGTTGCCTGAATTATGGTGACTTCATAGAGTTCTTCGGTACTCCTGACGAAACTTTAGATGCAATTGAGATACGCTTCAAACAGACTGACGGACTCGATACGGACAGCGTGTACCTGCTTTCCCTGTATTGTGGCAGCTCATACCGGATAATGAGGTATCAGGACGGCTCATGGAAAAAGCAGTCCGGTTCCATGAAGTATGAAAACGGCAAATGGAATGTCACCGGTGACGTCCTGAATCCGGTCGAAGGCTTTGAACTTCTGAACTACCAGGGAATGGACTGGTTCCAGGGCGTCGGCTCCGTTCAGGACATGATGGCCATGAAAACGGACAAGTCCTCATGGGTTCAGAAACTCGTGGATAACGGAACTATCTCTGCTGATACCTTCCCGGCATGGACTTACTACTTTGAATCGCTTGTCGATGATGACCAGCTCGCCATTGATTACGCTTTGGGTAAGAAAGTGCCCTATAACCTCTACCGATGGTTGCGCTTCTGTGATTCCTGCGATTACTCCAAAGGCGGGAACTGGCAAAGAACATGGAAGGAAAACCTGTATAAATACGCCTGCCCGGAAAGTGTCTTGAGTTATGACATCTTCACCGACTACCTTGCCGCCACTGACCAACGCGCCAAGAATATGCAGCCGATGTGGTTCTTGGAAGAGTATGCTTCCGTAACAGACGGTGTGTACAGCTCCGAGGATGCCATGCGCATGTACCTGAATAAAATCTATGACTGCGATACGCTCAATAGCAAGGACAACGACGGTGGTTGCACGGTTGATGCCGAGGTGGACCCCAACCGGACGAGCGATGAAACATTCACTAACCCTTATGCTGGCTACGGCTCCGTTCTGTTTAATAACATCTATCTCCAGCAAGTAGTGTGGACTGACTCATCCGGTACGGAACTCTCCCTGCGTACCGTTGCCGCCGCCATGCGTAACGTTCAGGCGACCATTGACGGCGTCACCCTGCACCCGTTCTCACCCGAAGGAGCTACGCATTTCTTCATTGACAAACGGCTCAAAAAATGGCAGAAACTGGTTAGTTCTTACGACGGTGAACGGAAATACATCTCCTATACCGCCACCTCTGATGCTATTTACTTCTATGCCCTGCAAGGTCTTGGACTTACCGCCCTTCCGTCTTTCATCGAAAGACGTTGGCGTATTCGTGACGGCTATTTCCAAACTGGTGATTTCTTCAGCGGTGTAATTTCCGGGCGCGTATCTTCCAAATCAAACGCCACCATCCGGATTGTCGCTGCTAAAAACGGTTACTTCGGTGTCGGCAATGACGCTAGCGGCAACCTTTCCGAAAGCTGCTTCCTTGAAGCGGGCGAAGAATATGTATTCACCAACTTCTCACATGAGGAAGGCGCCTTGCTGTATATCTATCAGGCTGACCGCATGAAGCTGCTCGACCTGTCTGAAATCTCCCTGTCAAGTACGGTGAGCTTCTCCGCCATGCAACTTGTGGAAACCCTTATCTTGGGCTCTGACACCCATACAGAACAATCCATCGGTTCTTACGCACCGCTTACCTCGCTGAACTGCGGCGAAATGCCCTTCCTCGTATCACTCGATATCCGGAACACACAAATCGCTACGCTCGTTACCGACAAATGCCCACGTATCGCCCATATCAATGCGTCCGGTAGCAAACTGGAGAACATCACTCTTGCAGAGACTTCTCCGATTAATGACATCTCTCTTCCACCAACAATGACAAGCCTCCGTTTTGTCGGTCTTCCTGAACTGACCTATACCGGTCTTTCCGCCCCGTCCGGCCTGCAAATAGAATCCATGCCGAACGTCCAACGCCTGCGTCTTGAAACGTCGCCTCAACTTGACGCCATTCAGATGCTCCGTGACGTCCTCGCTTCACAAGCGGCATCCCGTAAACTTTCCATGCTCCGTATCTCGAACATGACCCTGAAGGCTGACGGCTCCGAGCTTCTTGCCATTCTCGAATATGGAGTTGCCGGAATGGATGAGGACGGCAACAGACAGGATAAACCGGTAGTCAACGGCACGTATGAACTGACAGTTATCCGTGAAACGGATGAAATCGAATCCCTTGAATCCGGTATTGACGGCCTTGTCATCCTTACCGTCATAGATGCCTACATCGACCTGATCAACTGGTTCAATAATGAGTCTTATGGCGGAGAACCGTACTACGATAACGTAACGCTGGACAACATCAATGAAGTCCTTGAATATTATAACGGCGAAACCTACGAAGAATATCTCGAACGCTTCGCTGAAGACAATATGGATATTAATGATTTAATCAACAAGTAACTATGACGAATGAACAAAGCGCAACGCTGCTTCGCTTGAATAAACAGGCACAAGTGGCAGCACTGAACGCCGTGGGCTTCTCGGATGTCACCGAGAATTCCCGCGCATCTGAATTTGGACAACGTATCAAGTGGGCCGCTGGCTTGCTTGATTTGAATCTTGCCTGTAACCGCATCTCGGATAACTCCAAATGGTATTTCACCCGTGAGGAATGGGATTCCCTCACGGTTACCAACAAACAGTTGTTTATCAAACGCGGTCTTCGTATCCGTGCCCACGGACACTCCTTCGTAATTTCCGCTCAGGAGTGCTATAATGCCGACATGACTAC